AGGTATAGAGTTAAGAGATTGGCAGAGACCTACAACACCAGAAGAATTTATAGAAGATCCTATGTTTGAAAGATGTGCATGGCGTACAGGTTTTAGACAGTTGAGGCCAGAAGAAAAACTAGAAAATGGAGATTTATTATTTATGTCTATATTTGCAAATGGTTTAAATCACGTTGCTTTATTTTTAGATGGTGAGGTATTACATCATTTAACAGATAGACTTAGTTGTAGAGAGTCTTATTCTGAATGGTTATTAAAATGTACAGGAGGGAGGTATCGTTATGTTGCGTAAAATAAAATTATATGGAGAGCTTGCAGAGTTTGTAGGCCATAAAGAATTTGAAGTACAAGTTGATAGTCTTGCAAAATCAGTTAGTTTTTTAATTAATAATTTTGAGGGTATAGATAAATTCATGAGTACAAAATATTATCAAGTAAAAGTTGGTAACTATGATATTGGAGAAGAAGAGATATATCATCCTATAGGACAAGAGGACATACATTTTATTCCTGTCATTAGTGGTGCTGGTAGAGGTATAGGAAGAATTTTAGGAGGTGCAGCATTAATAGGTTTAACTGTGGCTACAGGTGGTTTTGGTGGAGCTACAATCGGTACATTTGGTTTTGGTGCAGGTACTATAGGCGTTGGTAAAATAGCTGTTGGTATTGGTGCAAGTATGGTATTAAGTGGTGTTAGCGAAATGCTATTTCCACTACCAAAACCAAAAGAATTTAGTTCAGAACAAGACCCACGTTTATCTTTTAATTTTTCTGGAACACAACAAACGAGTAGAGCGGGTACACCAGTTCCAATAGTTTATGGTGAAATTTTTACAGGAAGTGTTGTAATCAGTGGAGG